GGATGCCATCTCTGCAACTATTTTGTGAAAGTCTGTTGATGGATCATTCTCATATGAATCTGCAATTGTATTTACAGAAGGGAGTCCAAACTTTAATGCGTAATGTGCAACAAGTCTTGGTTCCTGTTGCGAGTAATCAAATGTACCCCAGTTACAACCTTGTTCTGGTATAAACAATGATCGAAGGAGTGGCCCTGTTTCCGGATCCCTGGCAGGTATTTGCTGCAAGTTTGGATTCGAATAACTAAATCGTCCTGTAACTGTACCACCATCATCAGATCGTATTTGATTAATATCTGCATGGATTCTGCCTTTATGTTCATGTTTAAAAATAGTGTCAATAAATGTAGTTCTGACCTTGTTTATTTTCCTAGCTTCTGCTATCATGTTGACTACAGGATGAGCATGATTAGTAATAAAATTTTTTGTAAATGAAGGAGAGTCCGTCTTTTCAGTTCGGCTATAAGGTAGCTTCAGTTTTTCAAAAACTTTGGCAATGCTTGCTGCAGCCCATATCTGAGTATCTACTCCTGTTTCTATTTTTATTTGTTGCAATAGGTTTTGTTCTTTTGCTGCCAGTGCTATTTTTAATTGACCGGCTTTTTCAATATCTACCCGCACCCCTAGGTGACGCATATCAACTAGACAAGGAAAAAGATCAGTCTCTAAATTAAATATATCTTGAAGATCATCTTCAACAATTACTTTTTTTAATTTGTGCCAAAGTCTTAAAGTTAGTTCAGCATCTTTTTCACCATACGCTCCAACTTCCATCGCAGGCATTCTCCACATATCTGCTTTAGGATCTAAACCTCTTTCTTTAGCAGCTTCATTCAATCTTGCTTCGCTTTTACCTTCACCTAAATGATGCCAAGATAAAGTATTCAACGTATACGAGAATCTATTTTCATCTATTAGACTGGCTGCAATCATCGTATCTATGATTAAACCATTGATTTTTATACCTAAATTACGTATCCAACATACGTCGTACATTGCATTGTGAAATATTTTTGTAGCAGGTGATGCACAAATATCTTTAAACCATTCTAAAGTTTTCTTACGATCTAAGTTTGGTCCTTCTTCATGAGCTATTGGAAAGTATCCTTTATATCCATCTACAGCGACAGCAATACCCACAACTTCACCATTACCGGTGATTGCACCTGAACCAATAGATTTTAAATCAGGATCTCTAGTCTCTAAGTCAATTGCAATTTCATCTGCTGATCTTAGATCAGGAAATTCTGTAGGCATTGACCATTCTGTATGTGGTACTATCATATTAAATCAAATAAATAGATTGTTAAAATACATAAACACATTAGTTCTGTGTAAACATTCATTTCTTTTTAACCATGTCTTTCATTTTCTTTATTTCTAATTCACAATAGTGAATTACTTTTTCTAAATCTTGTATGCCATTTTTATTTTTATAACGACACACATATTTTATAACATTCCCTTGGAAAAAAGAAAGCTCATTCTTTGAAATAAACTCATAGGGTTGAATGTGAAAATTTTTGTAGTGATTCCCGCCTATCTGTTTATCTTGTGGAAATGCACTATCAAACATATCTTTACTTGTCATAGTGGGTAGGCCTTTCTTGTTTTATTTTTTAGTTTAAATGTATAGAGATTGTTTCTTGCACGTGTATATGCCACATACCAAACTCTATGTTCTTCATCTGCTTTGTCTTGACTTTGACTCATTGATTTAATGATTTTATCACCAAGATCTAAACAAAGAATTACGTTGTCTTGTTCACCACCTTTGATAGCGTGAATTGTAGAAGTCCAAATTCTTGCATCGTTATCTAAGTCTTCTTTATTTTCAAACAAACGAACAAAATATTCTTTTTGTTCATCCTCAGCTAATGAAAATTCTTCAAACCAATTTTTATTTTTGTTCCATTTAACATTACCAATATAATCTTTTACATCTTTTATCTCTTCTTCTGATAATTCTTTACCTTCTCTCCATGCGTTGTAATTTTTTATTGCTTTATGTAAAGTGACTTTAATACTCTTACCTTTATTACTTTGAAAGTATAAACCTTTTTCAATTAACTTTTCTTCTATCTTTTTTAATTTAGAAACTGTTCTTGCTAATATTAACCACTTACCTTTTGTTAAATCTATTTCATCTAGGTTATATATCTCTTCACAGGTACCTTTATAATTTCTAGGGTGATATGTTTTTTGTTTTTTGATTCCAACAATATTACCTATTGCAATTTTTGATTGATCTTGAACTGCTTTAGATATTCTTTTTGAATAAATTAAAACTTTTTCTTTTGCGGGTTCATTTATAAATCTACTTACATCAGCTCCAGCCCATGCAAAAATAGCTTGATCATCATCACCTGCTAAATAAATATCTTTAGTTTTTGTTTTTAAAACATCATATAATTTCCACTGAAGTGGTGATAAATCTTGAGCTTCATCAATAAATATTACATCAAATTCTGGTATGTTTTCTGGTTGATCTATCAATAATTTAATCATGTCATTAAATTCAAGTACTTTTCTTTTTGCTTTATAGTTTTTTAAATTTTTATTTATGTGATTTAAGATTGTCCAATCGACTTTCTTTGGATCGTATTCTTCTAAATCAAATTCTTCTCTAAGATCTATACATTTATTAAATGCTCTTTGTATTATTTGAAAATATATATTTTCAAAACCTAGATAAAAAGATTGATCATTATTGTAACGATCATAAAATTCTACATGCAAATTTAATTTTTTACCTAACTCTTCGTAGTGATAGGGTTGCATAATATCTTCTTGACTAATGTTTAAGTTATCTACTTTAATACATTCAAATGCTAAAGCGTGTAATGTTTTAAAATATTTTAATTTTTTATTATCAAATGGCATTCTTTGTCTTGCTTCATCTGCAGCTTTTTTAGTAAATGCAAAGTAACCAATACGATCTAAAGGTATTTTATATTTTCGAGCATATGCTTTTGCTCTACTAATCAACCGGTAAGTCTTGCCTGTACCAGGAGGACCATAATATTTATAGATCATACTATTTGTTCTTCGCTTTCAAACTCAACTGTTTCATTTATTTCTTCTGGTTTATCAAAAATAAATAAAGGTATTCTTGCTGCTTTGATTGGTTTAAAATATTTACCATCATCATCCTTACCAGGATATCTTTTAGCTGTATTTGTTAATAATGCTCTTTTATCTTTGTCCTTATCTTCAGCATTAAATAATTCATGCGTAATCATGTAAGATGTTTTCTGTGCATCATACTTCCACTCTTCATTTTTTAACTTATCTAAAAATTTATCAAATACAAACCACGCGAACTTTTCTTCAACCAAAGGTCTACCACTTGCAAAAGACATGAAGCTTGTTGCCTGAGCCCCGTATATGTGTTTCTCCAATAATTTTTTAAGTATATCTAACGGACTAGTACCTTCTGCAGGTTCTATAATTTCTATTTTATCTTTACCACTAATTGATTTTAATATTTCATCAAACTGATCTTGTTTAATTGATGGTGCTACAATTATAGCTTGTTCAAACAACACTGTTTTAAATTCATGTACTTGTGTTAGTTTATATGTATTCTTTAAATGAAGTTGTATAGTTTCTTTTTCGTCTGGATGTTCTACTGTTACTCTCCACTCTGGATTAGGTTTAATATTTATTTTTTGTAAATTACTTAATGTTGGATAGTTTGCTTTCTCTCCAGATAAAACACCAAACTTTCTTTTAACACACAAAGCTTTCATACAATTAGGTTCTAACAATGGATCAGTACATGTAAAACCTTTCTTTTGTTTTTCCCAACTTTTTATTTTTGATTCTATATGTGTATCAGTCCAATGTTCATCAAATGTAAAATATTTTCTACCTGCTTGTAAAACCATTTTCTTCCAAGTATCTTCACCAGGATATTTCTTTTTAGCAAAGACCATATAGTTATATAAAAATCTATCTCTACCATCTGTAAATGTCATAATTTCTTTAGTTAATTTTTGTAGACATGGTGGTCCATCTTCAAATTCTTCTCCACCGCCTTTTAACTCTGAATAAATTATATCTTCTTTTATCTTTTTAAAATCTTTTGGATCTACTAAATTTAATTTAATTGTTTCTACAAACTTTTGAAATGGCATTTTACTACCATCAATATCTAATGCTTTTCTATCGTCACCGTTGTATGGTAGATTTATAAAATTACCATTGGATACTGTTCCATCAGTAGATATTAACTGTGTTTGTTTTGGAAAAATTTCTGTTGCATGTGGTAGTTTAAATGCAACTAATAAGTCTTCTAAAAAATTTCTTATTTCTCTAGCTTTAGCCCACCGAGTAGTGAACACATATAAATGTAGTCCACCACTCTTAGATAATACAGGAATTATTGGTAGGTTTTTATCTTGGATGACATCAAGATAAAATTTTGTATCAATAGGATATTTATCTACAT